GTAATGACTTCCTTCAGCATGGCTGTATTTCCATCCAGCCTTTCTGATTTTTAAATGAAATTCTTTATACTTCATCTTCACAGACTTATTAATTAAGACACTGCAAAGATAGAAATATTTCTATTATTCACAAAGAAATAATAGAAATAAATCAATTATTAAACAAAAAATTCTCCTCCGTGGTTCAAGAAACGGAAAAATTAACCACCCTACCAAACAAACGGGTCCCATTCTTTTTGCGAGCGTGCTCGCAAAAAGAATGGGCGACCGCCTCGCCCACCCTATCAGATTCTGCCTTCATCGGCATAACTATAAAAACTGCCATCCGTCACAATCACGTGGTCAACCATCCGAATGTTCATCAGTTGGCAAACTGTGTTCAGTTCCTTAGTCAATTTATCATCTTCTCGACTTGGTCGGGTGCTACCGCTCGGATGATTATGTACCAAAGCCAAAGCCGATGCGCCGCACAAAAGAGCCTCTTTCATCACTACCCTAACATCGACTGCCGTACACGTCAAACCACCTTTAGAAATCCGCTGTTTCTTGATGGTTCGGCTTGCTTGGTTCAGGAAGATACACCAACATTCCTCTACCGACAAATTAGCCATCAAGCCAACCATTTGGTTATACACGTCTTTTGCGTGGGTGATTGTCGGGGCTTCCTCCTTTTTGGCTTTCAATCGGATGTAAAGTTCAACGGCTGCCGTTGCTACCTCCTTGCGTCCCGGTGTCAGTTGGTTCATCACATCGTCAAACGTGAAATCATCCATCAATTCTACTTTCTTGCGGTTGGTTATCTTATATATCAACTCGCTTTCATTCAAGGTTCTCATATCGTTATCAAAAAGTGTTCTCATGTCCTTATTTGATTAATGTTCTACCTAAAAAATAACCTCCCACTACTTCCGCTCCGAAGCTTTCCAATTCACAAGCAAATCGGGCATAACTGAAACCTCGTGTCAAAATATCATCGAAGAGCAGCACCTTTTTCCCCTTGAAAAAGCGTTCCTTGAACTTGATGACTTGCACCTTTTCAATTTTCTTGCTGCATTTGGTTTCGTGAATCGCCAATCTTGCACCCTCTATATGGATGGCATTGTAGGCATTCTTCGCACCTGTCAAGCGGCACACCTCTTTCGCAAATTCTTTGTATCGTATCTCATTTGCTTCTGCCGTACTTGCAGGAATACAAGCCAAACAAAGGTCCGTACATTCCGCACCAAACTGCTTGCGAATCTGCTTTGCTACCAATTCCGCCACTTTCAAACTACGTTTGCCGCTCTTGAAGTCCCAAACCAATCTGCGGACTTTCCACTCTTCTTTGCTTGCTTCATACTTGGTCGGTAGATAGTCGAAGAAAGAAAACATCAACTTCTGCCACTGCGCCATATAGGCTTCATTCATCTTTGCTGCCATACTCTATGATTTTTAGGTTTATTCTTGAACTTGAAGCTGAGGGTGTAAGCCTTTTTATTTTTGCTCTACCTGCTCTGAGCTTTTTTTTATTCCGTCACTATCGCTTCGGTTTGTTTCGCCTTTTTACACTGCATCAAAAGGTGTTCAGAGAGAGCACGACAAGAATCCGCCTAAAACCAACGGCTTGAATACGACTTGAAGAGTGGAGATTTTTTAAGCGGACATCGCCCGTTCTTGGCAGCTGGAGCAGAACATATACCTTTGCAGTCGTGAAAAGCGACACACCGAAGCCATTGGGAAAGGCACAAGGGCGAAGAGCAGAACAAGTAGAGCAAATCTCCGTGTACGGAATCCTGATGTACGGAACCGTGATACCCTTTAGAGTATCTCAGTGACATACAACAGGGCAATCAACAGAAAGCATTGCTTTCTACCGCTTAACCGCGAAAAGTCCAAGGGTATGTAGGGTACCGCATACGCTTGGACTTTTCGCGGCGCCCGATATTTCAGAATATAACGAAGCATTAAAAATCAAGTAATTAAATCACTATTTGTTTTGCCAATTCAGACATTTTTCGTATATTTGTATATGCGGAAAGGGCTCAAATTCAACAGATTACCTCTGCAAACCATCCTTGAAAACTCCGATTTATTTCAAGATTCCGCTCCTCAAAACAACAAGTACCCCAAAATCAGCATTTTACCCCTCAAGTTGACCGCACGGAGTGCGGAAGAGGCGGAGCCCTCCCCCCACCGCCCTACGCAAAAAATCTCATCACCTTCTTTTAGGCTTGCGGAATATGTACAAGAATCACAACAAACGGCGGTAAGCGCACAAAAGAAACCGCACATCTTCGTGAGATGCACGGTTTACCGCTATCAAAGTGATTACCTAAAAAGAAGAAGTAACAAATGTCTGGAAGTGAATCCTAGGGAACTTCTCACAACCAATACAAAGGGTATCGAAAGCATCGCTACCATCGGTGCGGCTCTCCAGCCTGTCTTCATCCGTCTCGGCCAGCTTCTCACCTCGCTTATCCTTGCCACCATTATAGACACCGGCAGTCTGAACGGAGATAAGCAGGTCATCATTGTTCTCCACATTGAACATCGGCATGAGATTGGCTTGTCCGGAGAACATGCGGTTGATAAGGAGATGCTTTTCGGAATGTCCCATCGGATTGCCCAGATACACCGCATCCACCTGCCAACCATGCTTGATGAACTCATGTTCAATGACCCATTTGAAATCCTGGTCATTGACCGCATAGTTGGAACCAAGAGCCGTGGAGTCATAGTAGAACACCACCTTCTTGGTCTTGTGGTGACGATAGTACTTCACGAAATCGGCCACCAATTCGGGCAACTTCCGTTCGTACTTCACAAAGAAAGACTTGAGCACCCGTAGCTTCGAGCCTTGCGGTTGTCCGGCTACCAACCAGTTGATGTTGCGGTTAAAGTCGAAGGCTATACATATCGGCATGGACGGGTCCACATCCGAATCGGCCAAGCAAGTCGGCTCCTTCAGCTTGTCGAACTTGTACTCCAAGCTATCGAGATAATCGAAGTTCGATGCCTGATACTTATGCCGATGCGTCATGGACGAATAGAAACCGTCCTTAGCGATACCGATGCGCTTGCAGAGGATAGAAGTCTGGAAGGTCAACGGAGGAAGGTCACGTTTCATTTCGTTCACCCATTTCTCGCCCAACACCTGCATGTTCCATATAGAAGAATACTCCTTATACATGACCGCAACCGAACGCATCCGGCAAAGGTCACGATTCAAGGTGCGAAGCATGGAACGCATGTAAGCCGGCACTTCCTTGCCCGACGCTTGCAACTCCTTCACTTTCTTCTTGAGTCTCCATATCTCGAACACCGTGCCTTGAATGACCTCTATCAATTCGGGATCACACTTCTTTTCATACTCCAAGAACCAGGAGCCCTTCTTCGTTACAGGCATATCTGAAGATATCAGCATACCATGATGAAAGAAATGGTGTCCGAAGTGCTGCTTGTTTCCACGGTTGGCAGGAAGCGTCTCGTCCTTCAACTGGTCAAAGTTGATGAACTTGGCTTCATCGATGTCGATTGCATCATACGAATGGGAGTTGGAGGTACCGCTTCTATCCTGAGAGATGATATATCCGATGGAACCATTATAGAAAGAAAGGATATTCTCCCAATTCTCGGGCTCAAACAGTGGCTTGCCCCATCCCCATGATTGTGGGGGCTTTCGTCCCACGGTCCAATGCAAGTCGCGTTTGAAGCCCCAGTTCTCCCAATGAATGAGCATGGAAGGCAGCGTGTTCGTCAGGACACGCTTACCATTGGCTCCGACAATCCCTGTAATGCTACCGGGCATACGCTGCATGTTCCGCAGATTCCATGCCGCATGGACAATCCCCTTACCAATACCACGGCCACCCACCAAGACCGTGTCCTTGGCAGCCGTGTACATCGTTTCCATCTGCGGATCATTAAAGTACTGCTTCATCGTTCTTTATCGGGGGATTAAAAATAGATTCTTCATTGAACTCCACTTCTTCGAAATCCACATCCTCAACATCTTCAGACCAATATTGGGCAATCTTCGACTTGATGCGTTCACGGATGTTCGGGATAGCCTTGATGCCAATCACACTCGGGTCATCCGTCGGTTCGAACGGTTGCACCACAATCTTGTCGTAACCCTTATCGAGGATATCTTCCTTATCCAGTTGGGTATATTTGCCATAGAAGTTGGTGGCTTGCGCCATGGCACGAGCATCCTTGATACGCTTGGCCATTTCGTAAGTCTCCTCAATCATCTGACAGAACTTGAAACGGTGATAGTCCTTGGTAGTCTTGTTCAAGTCACCCAAGAGCCTCTTGATGATACGCACATCCTCATAGGCCGCCGACTTGCCAATCTTGTATCTCCGTTCCAGTTCACCCACAATCTCCAAGTCCTTCTTGCGTGGGAATTGGAGCCAAAGATTATACATATCCCGAAGCCGAATCAGACGTTTCTGAATCAGTTCGGGAATCCCGTCAGTCACCATTTCGCTGACATCAGCAAAAAGGTACTTCTGACAGACATCAATTGTTGCTGGTACCGGCATAACTATAAATCTTCATCTGAATCCATATTCAACAAATAACCATTGGTAAGCTGCACAGCCAACGGACTACCTACATTGGCCAACTCCAGTTCCTGTTTACGAAGCTTGAGTGCCGTTTCTGCCTTGGCCTTGTAGTAAGCCAATGAAACGGATGATGAACGGTCACGAATATCGATGCGCAGCACATCGACATCGACACCCATCATCACAGCGATATCGCTGACGGGAGTGAGAAACCCCGCGAGTTCACTCACCCTTTGAAGTTGTTCCGTTGAATAATCCATCTAACAAAATTGAATGATTGTTTACTATATCAGAGAATTGTGAAAGAAGCTTGGAGTAAACGTCCGGAGAGGTGGATATCATTCCACTCTCCGTCCGATTGCCCCTTGTCTGGTTCTGTGAAGTGCATATCGACACATACCATTTGGCATTGTGTATCAATATCACCTTACTGTGGTTCTCGGCCAAATAGACATCATCGAACACACTTGAGATAAACCGATACAGATTGACCGTCTAACGTGAAGCCTTCAAGTCGGCCAGCATGACCGCCGAAGTCAGCATCCCTTTCTGCCTTAACTTGAAGATTCTCCGCAAGAATTCTTCAGAAGTGGAGAAAGTAGAGATGTAGATAGAAGCCGGTCCCGTTTGTGTCAAGATGTACTCGATAATGTCAAACAACTGCACCCGATTGTCCAGATACGCCTGCAACGGCGCATCGGACAACGGTTTCAGTATTTGTCTGACCAGCTTTATCATTGAACCACGATACCCAATTCTTTCAATTCAGTCACTTGGTCCTCGGAAACGGAATTGCCCGTTTCAATCAGGTAGTTGAAACGTTCCTGCACCTTGTCACGCAAAGCATCATACTTGGCATTCGGATAATCATCGCTTTCTTTCATCTCGGCCAACTTCTTCTTGTTGTCCGAAATATATTTGCGGGCTGCCTGTACTTTCTTGGCGATTTCAGCCGGGTCCATATCTTTAGGTTCACCAGCTTCCACTTCACCACCCAAAGCGAAAGCATCGTACTTCGCCATATTTGCACGGTATTGCTTATCCGCTTCATCAAGAATCTTCAGATACTCGTAACGGTCGCAAGGAGGTGCAGCCTCCATGGTCTTGAGCGTTTCGAAGGTCTCCTTTATCTTGAACCAGAGTTCCGCCGATTGCGCCCACAAATCCTTGATTTCATCGGGTAGTTCATCGTGATCAGCACGCTTGCCCGCATGTTTAACAGCTGTCTGAAGTTCTTCAACGGTATCCACATCCTCCGTTTGTTCCGCCACCAAGTCCAAACGTCTGTTGATGGTTTCCTGTGCCATCGGAACGACCGCCCTGTCCATGGCAGCCACATCGGCAATTGTCTTGTCGTCCAGACGAATCTTCAGATGCTTTTTCAATTCATATTCCACCTTGTCGGCAAACTTCTCCGGACGACGCATCACGTTCTGAAAAAGGATTCGGTTACGATTAAGCGAGAGCAACAAGGTTGCACCCTCCACCACATTACGCTTTGCAGGTTCTGTCTGCAAATACTTCTGTATCTTCTCTGTCAATTTATGATCCATATTACTACTATTAAATAAGGTGGTGGCATTGGTTCAACCACCGCCACCACCTTTGCTATGTTACGAACAATAAAACAATTTATTCACCTGCTGCAGCTTCACTCCATGCCGAACCGTCCTTTCCGCTGATATCGCCTTCTTCAGCTTCAATCTTGCCCGGATAGAACGGAGCCGGACAAACATCAGTCGCTTCGATTTCAAGGGTAGTACCAGCCGTACCGGTAATACCTTGCCCCAAAGCTGTAGCAGGCTTCACCAATGTTTCGAATTCTTCAGAACCCAACACACGGAACTTGCCGTTACGCTGCTGCACCAAGAACACCAAATCATCAGCTGCAGCCATACGGCAGAAACCGGCCGCTTCTTCTTCGGTACCCGGATGGACGATGGAAGCCTTGTTCAGATGAGTGACAGAAGGCTTTTCGCCCTGTGTCTCACAATTCACATCCGACTTGGAATCCATATTCTTCAAGGTCAACCACTTCTTGTCGGCCGCCATGGTGAAGTTGCCTTCATAAGTGGCCAATCCAGCCATTGTTTGACCTTCAGCCAAAGCCGGAAGCTTCGGCCAACCTGCAATGTTTGACTTCTTCTGGAAGTAAACCTTCTTGCGGATGCCTGGAAGGACGGTTTGTCCTTCACAGAAATCCAACGAGCTGTACAAATCTACAGAATCACACTTATTCATAATGTCCTCCTTTTATTAACCAGCAAACAATTTACCCACCAACAAGCGTTCCTTGCTGATGCTTTCGTACTGAACACCAAAGAACATGGTCACGATAAACTGCAACACGAATGCCGCATGCTTTTCGATGAGAATCTTTTCCAAATCGCTTTCCTGATCCACGCCAATCAACATATTGCCCTGAGTGGACAATTGGATGTACGGTGAACCTGCCTTGTTACTCAAAGCTACCAACTCACAACGATTGTTCGAACCTTCGAGGAAAGTCTTTTCGAACTCACGGTTGTAAGGAGCAGCACCCACGGTTGCCTGATAGTCGTCCACATATGCATCATAGATGCTATGCGGAATGTACAACTTGGTCTTTTCACCCTTGAGCACATCATCAGCCGAACGGTAGAATGTCTTCAACAAGTCCACGGCATTGTTCTTATCGATGGTTTCACCGAATTCGAACAAGTTCTTGTTGGCAACAGACAAATTACCGGCAGTGATTTCTGTGCCTGCAATGGTATCAAAACCATTGAACAAGTCAGAAGTCTTGTCACCGTCAGCCTTACGTACTGCACCCCAAATGTTCTTGTTCAAGGATTTAGAAACTTGCTTCATCAAGTAGGCAACCACCTGCTTGGTGATTTCAGTCTCCTTCAAGCCCTCACCTTTGGTCACAGAACTACCCCAAAGGGACTGATAGATGGAGTTCGGAGAGAAGTTGCGAACTACGGAACCGAAGAAAGTCTCCAATTCACGCTTGGCCACATTCACATCCGTTTCATCCACTCGTGTTTCAGAATATGGACCGATTTCAATGTCTCCCGAGAGTTCACCTACCACTTCCTTGTAACGGACGCCAGGACGTATAGACATGTGCTTTTTTGTCTCAGCCAACCCGATTACTGCCATCATCAAGAACGTCTTGCGATACTTGATGGCGGTCTTCGCCAAATCTTCCGGTAAAATTACTTTTCCCATACGCACAAATATTAGATAGAGTTATACAATTCGTTTGCTTCCTTGAAGATATCTTCCGGTTCATCACCTTCACCGCCTTCGTTCTTCGGTGTCTTGTCGCCATCCGCCTTCTTCAAGTTCTCTACCTGAACGGTCAGCTCGTCCACCTTGGTCTGCTTGTCAGAAGCATCCTTTTCCAAAGCATCCACCTTCTCGTTCAAAGCCTTCACCTGGTCTTCGGTAAGTGTGACCTTACCATCCTTGTCAAATTCCAATCCTTCCACATTGAGAATTGCATTGACTTTCTGATAGTCCTTTTTCATTATGAGATTGATTAAATGGTTATTGTTCTCAGTCTTCTTATCACAGAAAGAGTCCAGCTTCTCCATGATACGCTTGAAGAAGCCGGAGTTCTTATCATCATCCCTAGGGACGTCCGGCAAAGCGGGCAATCCCAACACACATAATTTTTCGTTGAAAGAAGCCAAATTAATCTTGTCTTCCTTGGCATCCTCAATGATTTCATCGACAAAACCATAATCCAACGCTTCCTGTGCGGTCAACCAACGGCCAGCCTTGAGCGTATCAAGAATGTCGTCAATCTGCTTTCCACACTTGTTGGCATACAGTTGAGCCAATACCAAGTCAAACTTGTCATTCTGAAGCTTGTTCTCCTTGAGGTCCTCAATGAGTTCCTGAATCTGGTCGGCATTCATCTGCCCCCAAGCATCCACCCAATTGCTCACCTTATGCACCAGGAACATGCAATACTTGGAGATACATACCTTTTTGGCACCCAATGCTGCAACGGTTGCAGAACTGGCCACCAATCCATACAGATAAGCCGTCACGTCACCATGGTCGATGAATTGCTGACGGATATCCAAACCATGTTCAACGGAACCGCCCAATGAAGAGATGCGCACATTCACCGGCTTGCCTTTCAACTTGGCAAGCTCATTACGAATGTACTGCTTGGAGTAGCCCCAGCGACCGATGTAGTCATCAATGTTAATGTTATAAATCATCTTGCAAACTTTTTATTGCAAAATAAACCGGGGCTACCTTATTATAAAAAGACTTTGGAACCTATAAAACGGGGTAAAAGGCGACACTTTTCCATGTCACATCAAGGATAACGGCACAAGATTGTCCTGCATCCGACGGATGAGAATCACTCTGTCCGATTACCGGATACGGACGGGAATCACTGCCCAACATGTATTGCGAACCATCAACCGCAGTCAAACGGAAACATATCTTCCGGCCGGAAGATACTAATCTTTCGGCCAACTTAACCGTAAGTTTATGGTGGAAGATACGGTTCTTTAATTCCACTTTATCCGTAATTTCGAAAGTTGACAAGCCAATCGAGCATAACTGCACAAAAGGAAGGGAGTCAGCCAGTTTAACACCCTTACCGAAAAATGTGGAAGAAGCCAGTTGTCCGGCATCTATCACCTCCACCTTATTTATATATTTAATCATATCCATAATCCTTTCCATTTTGAATGTTTGTTCGCTGTTGTTCGGGGTTGTTTAAAATCGGGCGTATCGTCCGAGCGATTTCTTGTTAATTTTCCAAGAAAAACACCATTTTTTGTATAAGCCTTGCGCATACGGTAGTATTTCTGCCGGACGGTTTCGGTATAGTCATCATCGATGCCGTGCATCTCGCACCAGGCAGCTATCATCTTGTTCAATCCGCACTCGGCTCGCTCCACATTGTAGGATGCAGGTGCCAGCTCCGCCCAAAGGTTGATGCGGAACAAATCCTCTATCGCTTCGATGATGGCCGACTTGGCTTTCGGACCGCAATAGTTGTAATACTGTGGCGGCTTCGCCTTGCTGTCCGGAATACAGATAGCGGTCAAGCCATCGGCATACAAATCAGGTACTGCATCCATCGGCTTCGTCTGTAGAAAACGACGGATGATAGCGTTCTCGTTACTCTTGGCAGGGAACTCCACCGGATTACCCAAGGAGTGTGTCAGCCATTGGTGTAGATAAGGTTCCAGTTTAAGGTATATCAGAAATTTGCTCATAATCATAACATTATGCACAAAGATATAATATTTATATCTCTTTTATAACATTTATATCTCTTTTTCATCCTTCAAATGGCAGACATATTTTGGCGAAAACATCTTCTACACTTTCTACAAACATTCAAACAACTGAATATCAACACTTTAAAATTTTACAATCTTTCTACACTTGTAGAAAATTGGGTGTTTTGTAGAAATTTTGAGCAAAAACCTAATTTTGTAGAAATTTGTAGAAGCTTGTAGTATAGGTGTTTTTATACTTAACTCTCTCATTTATAACATTGTAGAAAGTGTAGAAAGTGTAGAAGGGAAAATCGCCCCATGGGAAAGCCTTTCTTTTTGCTCGGAAAGCATAAAAAAAGGTGCAAACGCTTCCCAGCGGCTGCACCTTCTACACGAAATGATAGAATAGGTATATATTAAAAATCGAATTGTTTCTGTTGGTTATCCGACTTCTCTTCCGGAACATCATCTGCTCCGCCATCCCGCGCTTCCGCATCAATCTCCAAGTTGATGTTGTATGCTTGGCGCAGTTGTTCGTAGTCGAAACACATGGCCTGCTCCGTGGAACTGGTCTTTCGGTACTCCACCTTGCCGTCGGCACGTTCCACTTGCTTGGTTACTTCCACTCCCTTCTGGATGTTCTTGAAGCGGACGGAGTTCTTCACGCCCAGGTATTCCTTGGAGTTCTCCAGATAGAATTTCAGCGACTCGGGCGGCAAGGCGGAATCGCCCACCTGCTTGGAGAACTTCTTGTAGAGCATGAAGATGCGGTTCTTGCGCATCATCAGCACCGGACGAGGGTTGCGCCATTCGATGCCGTTCTTCACCGAATCGCTCTTGAACTTCGACACGTAGCTGATGCGGTAGTCCGAATCGCAATACACCTCGCCATCCTGTACCAGATAACTCACCATGTTCCAGAAGTTGGCCAGCTCGTTGTTGCTCTTGCACTCGTTGTTCTGACGGATGATGCCGCTTACGGTGATGTCCAGCATGTCCTTGTAGGAGAAAGGCACATCCAGTACTGCCTCCATGGTGCGGAAAGCAGCCAAAGGAATCACCCAATTACGCTGGATGCGGTCTTCAATCTTCTCTCCGGAAAGACGGGTGTTCAAGTCGGCCATACACTCGTGATAGTTGGCATTGAAGTTGGCCTCCATCTTCGTGCGGTGACGGAGCAGCTGGAGCGTGAGGTGCGACAAGCCCATATCACGGAGTCGCTTGCATTCATCGAAAGCCCGCTTCTCTTCGTTGGAAAACTCGGTCTTGGTAAAAGTGAGATACACCAGACGGGAAAACAAGGCGATATCGATGGTGGTCATTTCCTGTCCGGACAGAATCACCCCACAATCTACCGAAGTAATCTCACGTTTCTTGTCCCTGTCCATGTTCATACGGGAGCGGCCGGTACCGTCCCATAAGCCTTTCAGGAACTCACGCTTGTCCAAGTCGATGGTGTTCTTGTACTCATCGATATGCACCAGGGCATTGGCACATTGGGCCACCAAATCGCCCAAGGCCGGATTCGTGGCATTCTGAATGTTGGGCGGTGTGTTCTTGATGATGAAGAAGGACATCAAGCTATGGCCGAGTTCGGACTTGCCGGAACCTTTCGGACCGAAGAGATTCAGAATGGGGAAACTCTTGGTCAAGCCGACGATGACATCGCGGAACAAGGTAGCCAGCAGAAAGCACACGCCCACCTTGGCATTGTCGCCGAACACCCGTATCAGCTTTTCGGTGTAGTCGCGCATCGATACGGCATTGTAGTTGGTATAGATGAACTTGCGCTCGAACTGGAAGAGCTTCACATCATCGCGGTATATCAAACTGCTGCCGGGCAGATAGAAGTTCCCTGCCTTCAGACGCACGATGCCGTATTCATCCACCGGATGCCATTCGGTATCAAAACAACCGTTGCCGAAAGCAAAGAAGCCTTTGCGCTGCCACCCCAACTGGGTGATTTCGGTAGCGGTCTCTGTCTGCTCGTAGAGGAACATCTTCAGCTTGGTCAGTTCCCGTTCGGATGCCAACCAAATATAGTTGCCCAATCCTTCGACCTTCTGCTTGAACTTCGAGAGGGAAACAAGGTCTTCCTGTTTCATCTCGATGATTTCTTCCTGGTTGTTCTGGTTCTTGATGCGGTACAGACGCTTCGGCAAGAGGCTGTCCTTGATGTGGAACATCGGCAGCATGATGAAGTTGGACCATTGGTTAGGATTGCCACCATTGGACGCGATGGAGAAATAGGAGTTGTATTCCTCGTAGAATCCGTACTTGGTATAGAGGTCACGGTCTATCTTCTTGCTCTGGTCGAGTACCTTCTTGGCCTGTATCTGTTTCTTTGCCTGGTTGATGGCAGTCTGCCACAAGGACTTGTGCTTGTAGAACTCCTGCAACCGACTCAAGTACATGCTCTCCTTTACATCGTCCTTCACGATGGCCACCATCCGGCAGATGGTGTTGATAGCGGTACTCTTCTCCTCGGTAGTCTGTCCGTCCTTCAGAATCTTGCCGGCATACCAAATGATGAAATCCTCTTCTTCGAGCAAATCGAATCGGGGTTTGTCGGTACAATAGGAATCAGGATCATTCTTTGTGCCTGTATCCGTCAACGGAATTTCCTTGACTGAAACAGAGAAACCACACTCCATGGCAAGAAGGCCGTTCTTCATTACGGACTTGATGCCGGTACCATGGTCTTCATCCCGTTTGGGAGGGTCTGCATCGGGCAAGAAGCAAAGCCGGGTGGCATATTTCTTCAGCTGCTCGAACTGCTCCTTGGTCCAGGCAGAACCGAGAGAAGCAATGGCATTGTTGACGTAGATGTTCTGAAGACGCATCACATCGGGCGCACCTTCCACGCAATAGAACTTGTCCTCCTTGGTTGCCTGGCGAATGGCCACATCGATACCGAACAACGACCGGGATTTGGAATAGATTTCAGATTCCGAAGAATTGAGGTATTTGGGTATATCTTCCACTCCGGTAATGTCACGGGCGGTAAACCCGATGATCCGACGATAACGGTCACGGATAGGTATCACTATCCGACCCCGATAGAAATCATACAGATTGCCGGTCTTCTCATTCTTTTTGATGAGCCCCAAATCCTGCAAAATATCGATGGAAACGCCCTTTTTTGAAGCGTATGCCATCAATCCGTCCCATTTATTCGGTGCAAAACCGATGCCCATTTCCTTGACATACTCCTCGTTCCAACGGCTCACGGCATAGTTCCAAGCATTCTTGCCTTCTTTGGAACGGATGCACTCCTGGAAATACTTGGCCGCATGTTCATTGGCAATCAGCATCGATTCCTTCTTCATACGGGATTGCTCCTGTTCCGGAGTAAGCTGCACCTCTTCAATCTCGATGTGATACTTCTTGGCCAACCAACGCAAGGCTTCGGGATAACTCATGGATTCATGTTCCATGAGGAAGCCAACTGCATTGCCTCCCTTATTGCAACTACCGAAACAATGCCAGGTACCCCGTGCCGGAGTCACCACAAAACTTGGCGTCTTTTCGCTGTGAAACGGACAACATGCCTTGAAATGCGACCCTGCCTTCTTCAGCGTGACGAACTCTCCCACCACATCCACGATGTCGGCACGGTCCAATATCTGCTCTATATACTTTTCTTCTATCATATCTTCGGTATATTAAATCCGGTGAACAATGGTTGCATCGCTCTCCAAGGTGAAATCGTGGATGCCGTAGCTTGCCAGTTCGGTCATCACACAAATCAGACAGCCCATGAAGAGCCTATAGTTGTCGGGGGCTACCCTATCGACAATGGAAAAGAATGCTCCATGCCGCATACTGTAGAGAAGAAGAAACACCCGGTTGTAATATTCGCCCAGGTGCTCCCAACCTATCTCTTCTGCCATCCGGTTCAACCATGTCTTGTCTTCCGGTATGTATTCCTTGAGTCCCATCACTTGAAATGGATATCATAGTTGCGGTTGCGCACGTTGTGGGTTCCCACGTAACAACGGCCAAGACCGTCCCAACGGACATCACGTGTCATTGTCGTCATTGTCTTCTGGCCACATCTGCAAACAGATGTCACCACGGTTATCTTGCCTTTCACCTTGCGAACCTCTCCATGTGAGTTATAGAAGAAATGTTCATAGACTGCCCGTTCGGGACGTGCCTTCTCCCAATCCGGTGTTTTTCTTAGTAGGGTTACTCTGGTCATAACATTTATGTTTTTTAGATTTCGATTTCTTGTTAATCTTCCGCCCATGCTTCAACAGCCAGTTCCGTCTGCGAAGTAAAATGGAATCGTGGATTCTGTCAAATTCAGTTGGGATGTTGTCAATCATCACTTTTTTGATACTCTTTTAAAAACGTTAAAATTGTCCTCTTGACGGATTCAAGGTTTTCAAGGTTCTCTTCAGTCTCCATATAAAGAGTCTGCTGGCGCGTTGTCGCTTCACCTGTATCCATCACATCACGATAATGATCATATCTTTTCTGCGCCTTGACAAGCAGCTTCTCAACAACCGGAAGAAAGGACTTGCATTCACCCATATTCAAGCAAACATACATATCCCAAGGTCTATCATAATCCGGTCTCGATTGTCCTATAAATGCCATAATTCAATCCTCCTCAAACTTTTTCCCACAAAACGGACAGAACGAATAAGACAACTGAATTGTTGATTCTTTCTTGCATAAGGTTCCATCCTTTTTCTTCTTGTAATAAACCACTTCAATCGTCGGCTTAAACTGCATTTGATTACCGACAAAGGCAAACACACCACTTAACTTCGCCAAATGGAAACCATTCTCTCGAAGTTCTTTCTCCAGTTTTACTCTACAATCACATGCCATATTATCATATTTTATAAAACCAAAGCAGCAATCTATTCAATGGAAGCTGTATGCCCACCACTGCATCAGGCTTTGTTAAATGAATACCATTATCTTCGATGTCAACTAAAAATCCTGAATACATCTCTGCTGTATCAAAGAACAAACAGATTTCTTTTGATTTATCGGCCGTGTGAAGAACTTCCGGAGCGAATCCTTCCGTTTTTCGGCCATCGGATAGTCCTATCTCAATCTTCATAACTACATAAAATAAGCACAGTCATAAACATCACTCGTATCACCAAAATCCACTCGGATACATAAGGAACATCCGCAGAAAAAAGGTTTATCACTTGAAATAATACCGACTTTGCCAGCATTGGAATCCAACACGGTATCACCTTTTTTCATTGATTCCAATTTGTTCATGAAGATTCGACTGGTATATACGTTTATCTTCTTTCTGATTTGCTCATAAGCAATGACACCTTGACCAAACGATTCAGAAAATTGTGCAACCTTCTTTTCCGTATCTGCCCGGCTATAAATTTTATCCATCTCAAGAACCTGCTTGCAGACATCCGGAAACTTCTTCTTCAAATGCTTTATCATAACCACTTTTACTTTAATATTGAATGTAATTCTAAAAGTCTATCCAAATCAGATGCATCCCACCCTAAATCACCAGAAAGAATCTTATCATACAATTCTTCATACTCTTGTTGCATATAGAACTCCACATCTTCATCATCCTCTTCCGTATTCGAGTTAATACAATGTTTTGTCATCGGGTCTTCAGCTAATTTTTTATCTGCACAGTGACTACATATCGTATGAGTCTCATCAGCCCACCAACAATTACCCACCTCCGGATTATTACAAGGATTATTATCTGTACAACCGCAAATGCGGCATACACCATATTTCAATTCTTCACTCATATTGCTACATGCTCATTAGATAAAACTTCAGCCGCTTGATTCATGGCCTTGGACAAGTATTTGCTAACCGTTACTTTTGCCATCTCATCATACTGTAAATCCACATTCACCATTGTATCCCCATTGCCATCAAGTCGAGGAACACCCACTTTAGCTGTGACTGGAAGGTCATATTCATGTACCATCGTGATAAAAATATCAGCCATCACCTTATTCATTTCATAATTTATAGTAACCAT